GGTCTTTTAACATATCCTCATTGGCACGTAAGGTTCCGGGTATCAATGGAGGACATCTTGTTGAGATTGGAGCAAGGCCAAACACAGGTAAGACTTCTTTTCATGCCAGTCTTGTGTGTGGACCCGGTGGCTTTGCTGAACAAGGTGCTAAGTGTGTAGTACTCTGTAATGAGGAGGCAGCACATCGCGTTGGTGCTAGATACCTTACAGCGGCATTGGGTGCTGACGTACACAACATTAGTCAGAATAAAGAAGCTGCTTTACGTAAGTGGCAAATGATGAAAGAGAGTGTCTTCATCAAGGACTCAACAGGCAAAGACATGGCATGGGTTGAGTCACTCTGTAAGACATTCAAGCCTGACGTTATGGTGTTAGACATGGGCGATAAGTTTGCTAAGACTGGTGGCTTTGCACGTATGGACGAAGCGCTAAAGGCTAACGCAATCTATGCAAGACAGATCGCTAAGACGTATGACTGTGCTGTACTGTATATGTCACAGCTATCTGCCGACGCTGAAAACAAGGTAGTACTCAATCAGGCAATGATGGAAGGCAGTCGTACAGGCAAAGCAGCGGAAGCTGACCTCATGGTTCTGATTGCTAAGAACCCTTTTGTTGAAGGACAAGAGGAAGAAGATAGACAGCGCCACTTAAACGTGGTAAAGAATAAATTAACAGGATGGCATGGTATAGTTCATTGTGAGCTAGACTATAAAGTCGGACGATATACATCATAGGGGATACTCATGGTAGAACGTACACCAACTAAACTTCCGAAGTTGAAGTCAACCTTTGATAAGCCAGTCAAAGTTTTCATAGCTACTACGGACACAGGCACTAGCAACAGTAACGTGCCACAACTTGTGTGCGATAACATCGTTGGCATTGTATACGCTGACAAAGGTATACAGTTACACAGGCATGATGAGCATGTTGTCTTCGTTCGATATGAGACAATGAAATACTTTGCAACGGAGCCAATGAATGTCTAACTTCAAACTTAGTGGTAGATCCATAATGAGATTGAATGGCGTGAAGGATGAGCTACGTGAGGTAGTCATGCGCGCCATTGAACTAACTAGAGTAGACTTCGGCGTGATCGAAGGACTACGTACGGAAAAGCGTCAGAAAGAATTGTTGGCTTCTGGTGCATCACAAACCATGAAGTCTAAGCACCTCACTGGTGATGCAGTAGACTTGATGGCGTACATAGGTTCGCGCGGTTCATGGGAACTTAATTTGTATGACGATATTGCTGACGCCATGAAGGAAGCTGCAATCGAACAAGATGTAGGCATCCGGTGGGGCGCAGCATGGAACGTGAGTGACCTTCGTAATTGGGGGGACACTATGGACGAAGCAATGAACTATTACATTGACACTCGACGTAACGAAGGACGTAGGCCGTTCATTGATGCCCCACATTTTGAACTGATATAGGTGCTGTGATGGAAGACGAATGGGAATACTGGATTGAACCAATCAACGGATGGAAGTATGGATTTCCTAAACGTATTCCATCACACATAACACTTGATAAAGTATATGAATGGTTGCCAGACAATGGTTTGTCTAGTGGTGAGTTGATAGGCAACAAACTATTTGACTATAAAATCTGGAGAAAGAAAGCCAATGTCTGAGGTAAAGTTAGCAGGTTTCACACGGGCAGTAGAAGGCGGATCAGTAACTAACAATCTTGTAGACCTCGTTGCCTACTATGCCCGTGTGTCCAATCCAACGTCGCAGATAAGTGCATTGAATAATGAGAAGCTAATTAAGTATCTGATTAGACACAAGCACTGGTCTCCGTTTGAGATGGTGAACATATGTCTGGACATCGTGACGACACGGGACATATCACACCAGATTATTAGGCACAGAACTTTCTCGTTTCAAGAATTCAGTCAGCGGTACTCAGCAACTGAAGTTGTAAACGAAATACGTGAGACTAGATTGCAGGACAACACTAATAGGCAGAACTCTCTTCCAAATGATAATGAAGTTCTGGACAAGTGGTGGATTGGCCAACAGTCAGACGTTATGGATACAGCATATAAGTTGTACGACGCTGCACTGAAGAAAGGCATAGCTAAAGAACAAGCGCGTGTGATACTACCAGAAGGTTTAACACGCACTAGACTATACATGAATGGATCACTACGTAGTTGGATACATTATGTAGAGCTACGAACTGATCCCGCTACACAGAAAGAACATCGTATTGTGGCACAGCAATGTGCGGAAGCAATAGAGGTAGTGTTTCCAATGATTGTAAACTTTAAATGGGACGATCAAGATGCCGAAGCTTGAGCAACCAATGCGGTTAGAAACATATGTAGACATAAATGATGATGGTGACTTAGACGTTTTAGTTTTTATGGGGCAGGATAACCCGATATTAGAACGGGTTATATCCTTCGATAAATTATTGGAGGAATTTACAGATCATGCTGTCTTTGAATGGGGCGTAAAACATTCAGGTGAAGATCTTTATGAAGATGAAAACTGGAAAGCTTTTCATCAAGACAGAGGATATATCTTGGACAAAATGCGTGACCTCATTGACAAGTATGACAAACGCAAGGAGAAGTAACCAATGAAGTTTAACCTTAAAGATAAGCTTATCTCAGCTATGGAGGTACTGGGAGCGGCAACAGCAGTAGGATGTGGATGGGCGTTGATATGGGCGGTGGCTCTATTGGCTAGTCCTATTTACTACTAGTACTCATGTCCCCAGAAGTTGAGATGCTGGCTAAATTAGCCAAACTAATCATGTCGCAGCAAATGTACGATGAGGACTTTTCTGCCGAAGAAATGATGGCAATATGGGAAGCTCATCAAAACCTGCTTGACTTCTGGGAAAGAGTAGTTCATTACAGAGTGGATGACGAAGTGCATTAGGAGGGATTGATGAAGGTAGTTCTTGACGTAGAGAATACAGTTACAGAACGTGGAGGAAAATTACACCTAGACCCTTATGAACCCACTAATGCACTAGTCATGGTGGGTGTTTTATTCGATACAGGAGAACATCGTGTATTCACATTTAACCACTCTGAGAAACAAGCTGACAGCGTTGAGGATTTACACAGCATACTTTCTGAATGCACTGTGCTTATCGGGCATAATCTTGCACATGACCTCGCATGGTTGTGGGAAACAGGGTTCCAATACGACGGAGCAATCTGGGACACGATGGTGGCCGAGTACGTTTTACAAGAAGGTCAGAAGAACCCTCTCTCGTTAGACGCATGTTCGGAGCGATATGACCTAACAGTTAAAAAGCAAGACACATTACATAACTATCTGAAAAAAGGTTATAGTGTTGCAGATGTGCCACACTCTGAACTTACTGAGTATTTGATTGCTGACTTGAAGGCAACACAAGAGCTTGCTGCACTGCAGCGTGTCAAACTATTATCTAGTAATTACAGTAACTTGATGCCAACTGTTGAACTAACTAATCAAGTTACTAAAACTCTAGCACGTATGAATCAGAAGGGCATCAAGGTTGATCGAGATGCTCTCAATGAGGTTCGTGAGGAGTTTGAACGTGAGCGTAATGACCTAGTCACAGAGTTAGACCACATTGCGCGTGACTTGATGGGTGACTATCCCCTCAATCTAAACAGCCCAGAACAACTCTCTTGGCTAATCTATTCCCGCAAACCTAAAGACAAAAAGAACTGGGCAGATAACTTCACTGATCGTATGGCAGACAGCGACTTTAGATCTACCGTGTCTTCACTGTCTCAAGTTATGTACAAACAAAAAGCCAAACAATGTAAGACTTGCTTCGGTACAGGTAAGGTACGCAAGACTAAAAAGAATGGTGAGCCTTTTGCAAGACCTAGTAAATGTAGTATGTGCGAAGGCGAAGGCTGCTTGTATGAAGCTACAGATCAGATAGCAGGTCTTAAATTTAATCCGCCTAATCCTAAATGGGTTAGCGCTAATGGCTTCAGCACTAACAAGAATGATCTGACACTGTTAGCTGCGGCTGCTACTAGAAGTAAGAATACAGTAGCACAAAACTTCCTAAGTAAAGTAACAAGACTGAGTGCAGTAGAAACTTATCTCTCTTCATTCGTAGACGGTATTGATACCTTCACGAAAGCTGACGGTATGCTACACGTACAACTAACACAGACCGTTACATCTACTGGCAGGTTTTCAGGACGTAATCCTAACATGCAGAACATGCCGAGAGGCGGTACATTTCCAGTTAAGAAATGTTTCGTGTCTCGTTGGAAAGGCGGTAGCATACTTGAAGCTGACTTTGCACAGCTAGAGTTTCGTGTAGCTGCCTTCCTATCACAGGACAAACTAGCTATAGAAGAGGTGAGTAATGGGTTCGACGTACACTCCTATACTGCAAAGGTTATCAGTGATGCAGGCCAGCCTACGTCGCGCCAACAGGCGAAGGCACACACATTCGCCCCACTATATGGAGCCACAGGGTTCGGACGTTCTCCTTCAGAGGCAAGATATTATGAACACTTCGGCGAGAAGTACAGAGGAATATCCAGATGGCATACAGAACTTGCCAGAGAAGCCCTCAACGACGGAAGAATAACAACGCCGTCTGGTAGGTCATTTGCCTTTCCTGAAGTAGAAAGACGGGCTAACGGTACTCCTACGTACTTTACACAGATTAAGAACTATCCTGTACAGTCATTTGCTACTGCTGACATTGTGCCGCTTGCTCTTCTGTACATAGAGAAGCAGCTTGAGCGTAAGGACACATGCATTGTAAATACTGTACATGACTCAATCGTTTTAGATGTACATCCAACGGAGGTAAACTTTGCACTGAATGTAATACAAGACACAAATAAAAATCTTAAAAGCCTTATTGACATTCAATGGGGAATAGATTTTAATGTGCCATTGCTTTTAGAGGCTAAAATTGGCCCTAACTGGCTTGACACTAAAGACGTGAACTGATATAACTTCGGACTCTTGAAAGGAAAAAGAATGAACGAAGTAGCAACATTAGAAGGTAGTAACTTTGCAGAACTTGCTCGGCTTGCAGGTATGGCTACAGGTGCAGGAGAGAAGAAAACATCTTCACTTATGCGTCTAGCACTACAACATAAGCCACTTTCAGCTAAACAGGAAGTAAAGGGCAAGCAAGTAAATGTAGAGGTAGTCGAAGCTGGAAGTTTTCGCATCGAAGAGATGGTAGCTGATGGCAAAAAGATTTACTCTACTGACGTAACTCTACGTCCATTCATGCAACGTGTTTATTATAGACGCTTTGTGATGGGCGATGGAGACACGCCTAATCGGTTTATGAAAACCGTGATGGCTAATGATCTGAAGTCAGAACTTAAAGATACGGACGGTGGTTTCAACTGTGGTAAACCAAGTACATTCTTTGAGGACTGGAATCAGGTTCCTGATAAGATCAAGGCAGTTATTCGTGCCACTAAACGCACTCGTGCAATCTTTGGTACGGCCACTGTTAATGGTGCAATGGACGCTGAAGGTAATCCTGTTGACTCTCCGAATCCAATTCCTGTTATATGGGAAGTGGACAACAAGGAAGCTTTCAATGCTGTAAATGCACCATTTAACAAACTGTTTAAAATGCAAGCTCTCCCCATGAGCTATAACATTTTACTGTCCTCTGAAGCCCGTTCATTACCTAACGGGGAAAACTTCTACGTACCTAGAGTACAGCTTGACCTTAAAAATAAGCTCGAATTAACTGAGAGCGATCAGGAAACATTTACTAACTTCCTTGACTGGATTAAGGACCACAACACCTACGTGTTGGGCAAGTGGGACGAAAACAATGTTCAAGACGTTGATGATTCCACAAAGGATTTAGTAAATGAGTTCATCGACGTAACCACTGAAGAGGCTGCGTAATGAACCATCCCGCTGAACTGATGTTGCATAAACTGCTTTCCGATATGCGCGATGGCACTGCCTCAATGTCTGATTCCTCCATTGAGCAAATTGTGTCTGACGTGCGGGACGCATTGCAACGTCAGTTTGGTGGGGAAGGGCAGAAAGAATTTAGACTGCGTATGTCTAATATCGGACGCCCATATTGCCAGCTTTGGTATCAGAAGAATAAGCCTGAAGCAGGCCGTTCCTTACCTACTACCTTTATTATGAATATGATGTTAGGGGACATAGTAGAGGCAGTGTTTAAGGGTCTTCTGACTGAAGCTGGAGTAGCATATGACAACAGTGAACACGTCACACTAGAGCTTGAAGATGGTAAGGCAATAAACGGTACAACTGACCTTAGTATTGACGGTGCTGTAGATGACATTAAATCAGCTTCACCGTGGTCATATAAATTTAAATTCAACGACTATGACACATTAAAGAAAGGGGATGCCTTCGGATACGTAGGTCAATTAGCGGGTTATGCAAAGGCTTCAAACAAACGTGCAGGTGGCTGGTGGGTTGTCAATAAAGCCAACGGTCAGTTTAAATATGTACCTGCACAAGGTCTTGAAATTGACGAAGAAGTTACTAAATTAAATAATACGGCACAGCGTATGGATAGCAATGAGTTTGAGCGTTGCTACGAGCCTGAGTCTGAGTTCTTCAGAGGTAAGCCTACGGGCAATAAAATACTCGGCGCTGTCTGTAAATTCTGTGACTATAAAGAAGATTGTTGGGAGACGTTAGTAACGCGCCCATCAATACCTTCTTCAGCTAAAGAGCCACCAGAGGTGGACTACGTATATATAGAGGAGAAATACAATGACTAACTTATACGATGAACTTTCGCTAGACGAACTAGCAGAGCGCATTAAGAACATGCAGGAGGAACTTACTGCTGCACGTAAAGAATATAACGAAAAGCGCACAGCTAATCTACGTAGCCTTATGGAAACACGTAGAGAGACGGAACGTGCTATTCGTGAAGAGATGATGAATCTCGGATACAAAACTTTTAAAGCAGGGAATATCTGGTCTTTCTAATGGATGCAAAGCGTTTTCGCGCTGCACGTAAAAAGGGGTATAGGTCAGGGCTAGAACTAAAGATAGCTCAATCACTAGATAAAACGGGCGTCAAGTATACATACGAGAAGCTCAAGATTGAGTGGGAAGATCTAGCTTACAGGACTTATACCCCTGATTTCGTTTTAGCGAACAATATAATAATTGAAACAAAAGGGTTATTTACGTCAGCGGATAGGCGCAAGCATGTTGAGATTAAGAAACAACATCCTGAACTTGATATTCGTTTTGTTTTTGAAAATAGCAGACGTAAGTTATACAAGGGCGCTAAGAACACATACGCCAAGTGGTGTATACAGAAAGGCTTCTTATACTATGACAGAATTATACCTGAAGACTGGTTGACTGAAGAACCTAACCCTGCTATTGCTAAATTCGTAGACTTCAAAGGAACAAAACGTAAATGAGTACATTCAAAGAAGCATTTACCGAAGATAGTTTCTATTTGAAGTTTCAGCCTATCTTTGATCCACAAGGCGCGTGGACTGGAGACATAGATATATCTGCAATCATACATGACGATCATAGTTTGAGCTATGAAGAGTTAGGTGAGATGCTACACGTACTTCAAATGGTATGTGCTAGTGTCCCTCTGTATGAACAGGACGATGAAGTTAGAGAAAAGGCTATGGCCATAGTTGACTTAGCTATGGAAGATCCTAATGGAGAATATCTATTTAAGAAAGAAGATCAACAAAAAGCTAAACCGTCTGTTACTACTGAAGGTAACGTAATTAAACTGAGGTTTGACAATGATTGATGACGTAAACAAACCAGAACATTACAACAAGACAGGCAGAGAGACTATTGAAATTATATATGACTCCATGCTTGGTGATGAGTTTGAAGGATACTTAAAAGGTAATGTACTCAAGTATGTTACACGATACAGATTTAAACATGCGGAAGATCCACTAAAGGATCTTTTAAAGGCCAGATGGTACTTAAATAAACTAATAGAAGTCGTAGAAAATAGAACATGAAAGTACGTATGATGATTACCATAGAGGTAGATACTGAAGAGTATCCTATGCCGTCTGACGAGAACGTAGCGGCAGAGCTAGAACGTACCTTTACGGAAATGATCTACGATATTAATGGTCTAAACATTGTCGGCTTTAAATCAACACAGACGGGGAACTAATATGGGAAATATGCTACCTACCGATTACCAGAACTTTATTGCACTTAGTAGATATGCTAGATGGAAAGATGATGAACAACGGCGTGAAAGCTGGGACGAGACTGTCAGCCGTTACTTTGACTATGTAGGAAATTATGTAAGTAAAAAGTTTAACTTTGACGAAAAGACTTTTGCTAAGTATCGTAAGGATCTAGAAGAAGGTGTTCTTAATCTTGATACTATGCCTTCGATGAGAGCAATGATGACGGCAGGTCCAGCATTGGATCGTTGTCACGTAGGTGCATACAACTGTAGTTACATACCAGTAGATAGCCCCCGTTCATTTGATGAGGCTATGTACATTCTTATGTGTGGTACTGGTGTAGGCTTTAGCGTAGAGCGTGAGAATGTAGACAAGCTGCCTGTAATTAGCGACAACTTCAACGATTCAGATACTGTGATTAAAGTAGGCGACAGCAAGCCCGGATGG